CCCCACGTAGAGGCGGTTATCTGTGCTCGTAACCCAGTCACATAAACTCTGCCAGTTGGTATTTGGTTTTGTTAGTGTGGCTGTAGTCATTTAATTAGAAAGAATATTTGATTCCTAGTTTTGTACCGTAGGTGTTGTCAGCGTCTTCCACTTGTGCGAAAGATACTTCACCATTGAGTTTAATTTTATCTGTAACTGGGATCTTAGCACCAAGCTTGCCAGAGAAATTAGACTCAGAATCAACGCCATCAGCAGCATTAATTGTCTTACCGCCTTGGATATAGTATGCAAGATCGTTAAGTTTGTTTTCATAACCTATGTGTAGGTCTGTAGCTCTAGACTTATAATCTGAACCTGTGTATTTAGCTTTGGTTTCTACGTTGACATAAGGTCCAGCTAGTACTGGAGATGAGAATAGAGTAGCTGCGAGAGCTAGTGTAATTTTTTTCATTTAAAAGATACCAGGGATGATTTGACCAGTAGTAGCGTAAGCTCCGAGAGCTGCCATGATTCCTATCATAGCCCAGCGTCCATTCTGAAGTTCTGCGTTGTCGTTCATTGTATATTCAATAGGGGGTTGAAGAGCGATGACTTCTGTATCGTTCATTTAATTTTAGCGTGTGTGTATGGCGGTGACGATGAACTGTTCGGGCCGCCACAATACTTAAGCTCTAGGGTAATTTGCTGAATGTATCCTTAGTTGATCTAGAGTAGGTTTCTTGAAATCTCCTAATGGATTTAGGATTCTATCTAGTTTACCATATGTTCTTTTATCGCCAATATAATCTGGACCTTGAGCTTGTAGATTAGGTAACTGTACACCTTTCTTTAGTATGTCTCCTGCGTTACCCGCTTCTCCACCAACTCCACGTTCTTGTAGTGTTCTAATCTTTCTAGTTCTACGAGTAGCTGGTGTCTCATTAATATCAAAGCTAGGATTACCAGCTATCATTAACTGATCTCCAATAGCTTGAGCTATCTCAGGATTTTCATCAGCCATGATCTTTAATTTGTTGACGAGATCTAATGGTAACTCTAGCTGAATCATCTCAGCTGGATCTGTACCTGGCTCATCTCCGAACCCTTGATCCTTCATTGTACCAGGCCAGTCCTTACCATACCCTGTCATGTCTTCAAGTCTATTACCACCTGATTGAGTAGCTACTAATGATTCTTCTTTACCTTGTTGTTTACCGATAGCTAGTGCAGCTGTCAGATCTTTGACTGATATTGGTGCATTACGTGCCATAATTAGAAGTTAATATTTGAGCGTTCAAGCTTTTCCATTATGTCTAAACGATATGCTGCATCCCTCTCATAACGAGGATCACTCATAGCTTGGACAACTTCAGCTTGACTACGGAATTTAGATCCGTCTGATTTGGGTGCATTTCCTGTTAACATTTTACCTTGGTATCCCTGTTCATCATTGTACCTATACGCTAGTGCTTTGACTGCAAAGAATGCAGACAGTGGGTTGCCGCTTTCCATAACCTCATCGAACATAGAAATCTCCTGTTCACTTAAGCTACCTTGTGCCCACTTCATCATGTCATTATACTTAGCTTCTCCACCAGCTATGTTCTTTAGCTCTTGTACATTCTGTTCTGTAAAGTCTGGAGGTTTGGGTACATACTTAGTAGCTGCATCCTTTCTCCATTCTAGATGTAGTTTAGCTAATTCATTAGTACTTAACTTACCTAACTTATCTAAAGTTTCTTTACTATACTCACCTGACTCAGATGTAGCTTGATCCCACAAGTCATCTAAGATTCCATACTCTTGAGTATTTTCTTCAGTTTCTTTTGTTTCTTCGCTATCTTCTTTGGACTCCACTTGTTCACTATCTTCGGAGTCCCCAGCTTGCGAGCTATCTCCAGCACTTTGGTCTCCAAGTTTTTTTTGAAGTTCAACATATGCTTTCTCTAATTCTTGTGCATCTTTATATTTACCAGCTAAGAGGCTATCTTCTGCCTCTTGCATAGCTTCCCCAACCTTCAGAGAATCTTGCTCATCAGCATTGAGATTCTCTACAGAGGTTGCTTCTTGTGTGTTTTCAAATGTTAATGTTTCTGCCATTAGATTGCTTCAGGTGGTACTTCTCCTCCTCCTAGTTGTTCTGCTAATTGAGGATTCTTACTTGGATCAAACACAGGAGCCTTCATCATATTAGGTGTCTGCTCTGCTACTGTCTGTTCCAGTTGTTGTTGTTGTGCTGCTTGCTGTTCTTGTTGTAGTTCTTGTACACTCTTCACTAGGTTGAGTACATCTATACCTTGAGCAGCTGCTAGTCTTTTAATTACTTCATCAGGGTTAATGTATTGTTGGATAGCTTCTGGACCCATTGTCTGTGCAATGGTCTGTAAGAATTGACCAAGACTTTGAACGTCTTGCCCTCTGCCCAATGCATTAATACCAGCAACAATGATAGGCTTAACCATACCTTTTGGTATACGTGGTATCTCGCCTGTCTTTTGGAAGACATTAAGTTTCCTATTGAGATAGGGTACTAAGAATTCTACTGTTAGTAATCCGAATAATCCTCCGAGTTGTTGTTCTAGTTCTAGCTGAGTCATCCGTACTTCTTCAGCAGTAGTACGCTCTGACTGTCTTACATTTAATATTAAGAACGCTTCACTTAATCTCGTCTCTAACCTATTCATCAGCTCATTAGCTGTACTGAAGTCGGCGGTCTTGCCTACTTGTACTACACCTATATCATCTGGTCGTCCTTGGACGATAGCTCCGTTGCCTGCTTGGGCTAGAGTCTGTGGTTTAGTGGTACTTGAGGGTGATACAACAAACACTACTTTAGCAGCTGCTGCAGACCCTTCTACGAGTGCCTGAGACAATGCTTCGAGTGACTTTAGATCCCCTATAAACTGACCTACTCTACCACGACCATAATCCTCACCATCCACTGAGTTGAATCTTAGTGGCAACCACGGAGTAGCTTCTACTGGTGCTTTACTCTGAGATTTAGGAATGATCTTTCCGTATACTTCTTGATGCCAGATAAATCTATTGTTATCTCTGGTGACATGAGTGTATACATCACACTCTTGGTCTTCCGGTTGATCTGTTTCAACCAATGGCATCTCTTCATCTTTAGGAGCGTACTCACCTAGTAGTTTCTTGTTAATACGTTCCTTGGTAACTATTTCTATCACATCTCCGTTGCCATCTCGTTCTATAACAAAGCGATTAAGAGGGAAGAGTTTAAGACCTGCTTTACCCATAAAGATTAGAGCATTACCAGCTACTACTAAATGTTGTAGTGCTTGGTGAATGATCACACGATCATCTGATGCTGCGATAGCATCAAGGATGGTACGTTCAATCTTTGCAAAGGATAAGTCGAGTTCTGATTTTACTTCGGGAGGGAAATCTGTACCTAGTTGAGACTCATCTAACTGTAGCTTAAAGAAGCTGGTTTGTGGAGGTACGAGACTAAGCGAGAGTTTACTCGCTAGTGCTACGACACCTTTGGCACCAACACTTTGCCATGGAGTCTTCAAATTCTTCATACCTTTTGAGTTCTCTTCGTGACCTCTAATAAGATATGGTAGGGTAAGTTTCCCTGCGTCTTCTGCTTCTGTTAAGTACTGAGCACGTTCACTGGATAGGTAGTCATACCGTTCTTTTGCTGACATTGTTCTTAGATGTTAAGGGACTGATTGATTCTCATACCGCCACGGTTGAATCCGCCGTAAGCTCCACCGCCTCTTCGTTGTTGTTGAGTGATGCCTTTCTGAGTTCTAACTCCTTCAACATCTTGCCCACCTTGTAGGTTATAAATGTCTTTGAATTGTTGTTGCTGTTGAGCAGTCATGTTCTGGTATCTTTCATCCTGTTCCAGTGCTGCTTGTCTTTGAGCTGCACTTAAGTTCTGGAAGTTAGCTTGCTGACCAGCTTGTAAATCTCTGAACTGCTGTGTCTGTGTAGCTCCTAGTCCTCTAAAGTCTGCTCCTAATTGTTGTTGCCTGGAACCTAGTCCTTCGACTGTACTTCCCAGTGCTCTAAAGTCTCCTGTTAAGTCACCTAATGCTCTTGCATTAGCTTCTCTTTGTGAACGCTCATATCCAAGTTGTGCTTCACGACCAGATCTCCAGTTAGAGAATTCCTGTCCTCTTCTGTCTAGGTCATCAAACTTACTTCTGATCCAAGCATCATCATAATCGTTAGGTGTTTTTGTTGTATGATGTACTGTTTTAGTTCCACCGCCTCCCATTTTTATTCTCCAAGTGTAAGGGTTACATGGGAATGTTTATCATTCCACTTTAATTTTCTGGCAAGACCTTTTCTTACCTTGGCCTCGATGAAATCGCAGCCATTAAGTTTAGCAAAAGTAATAACAGAGTGTTCAAATGTAGCCATGACTGACTCATAATCGTGTCCTGATTTAGTAGCCCACGCATGTATGAAAAATGATTTCTTACGTGGGTAATCTACTAACTCTCCAAGACAAACTGATTCTATATCATAACCGTCTACTACTATCCAGAGATAGGCTCTCCCATCTTCAATAGCAGGTAGTAAATCCTCTGCTGTCACTCCTTCTTCAGAGTGTTCTAATGCTTTATCTATTAACGGCTGTATCTCAGCCCATAAGTCTGGTACATCCTTCGGTGGTACAAGATGTGCATGCATTATTCTTCTAATCTATTTTGAAACCATTCTACTACTGATCTTTGACCAGCTTTATACATTATAGATGATAGTTCTTCTTTAGGATGAGGAGTAACTCCTGGGAATTTCTCCTCCATTTCTGCTACCAATGACTCGAGATTAGGACCGAGTAATGGTTCAAGCGTATTGGGGTAGGTTGACATTGCTGTGTTCAAAGAAAGCTGGCATCCGTGCTGACCGTGTATCAGAAAGTTGAGGTGCTTTGCCCTCATACATTAATCGGTCTGATGAATCCAGCCAAAAATTTTTGTCCAAATATTTATCGGTAGTATTTATACCTAGTGGTTGAAAGATCCAATTAATCGTGGCCTTCCTAAGTTTGTCCAAAGAACCACTAGGGCGTAAACCCATAGCAGAACAAACGAGAGAATTACAGGCAACGTGTATTTGTTCGTCTCTGGAAATATCAGCTGATACCGTTCTGAGACCAGGATCGCCACAAAACCTAAAGAAAGGCAAAATAACAAAGAATATAGCACGTTCGGCTACCAAAGCTTTTAGTATAGTGTGATCGGGGTGAGCTTCCCAGGCATCACGTAACCTGAGAGCTTCTGCTTCTGCTTTTTCATCAACGCCTATAGCGTTCGTGATATAAGTAAGGGCGT